ATGTCATTAATTAGTATTATAGTAGATAGGGAAGGTATTGCTGGTGAAGCCACTTATGGAAAGTTATATATAAACATTCCACAAATTTCTTATCAATCTATAAAAAATCGTAAGATAATGTTGAGTCAAACTCAAGTAGCAAAGTTTCAAAAATATAAAACTTCTCTTGGTGTTGGGAAAATTTCTATGAATGACAATTCTAGAATTTCTGATTATTGTTCTGAAAAACCTGATGGCTCTGCTATATTCGCTTGTTATACATTAGAAGATTTACCTAGAAAGGTAAAGATAAAAAAAGCGACATGTATACCTACTGGAACTTATGTGGTAACTCTTGTCAATTCTCCTAAGTTTGGTAGAGGTTGTCCAGCTATAAATGGAGTACCTAACTTTGATGGTGTAAGAATTCATGCTGGAACTTCTCATAAGTGGACGGAAGGGTGTATTCTTGTTGGTTTTGAAAGAACAACAAAAAATACTAGAATATCTTCGGCTGCTAGTGCTGAAGCTGTTTTGTGGACAGTATTAGCAAATCTTGTAAATGTTGGAAATTCTTTGAATATTATTATAAGGTTTACTTTTAAAACCGATTTGGTGAATGAAGTAGTACCCGTTCCAACACAAACAAATGTGCAAGAAGCATTGTCTTATATGAATTCTGGGTTTATAGGAGCTACAAATAAAAACAATTATGTTGCTGTTGGCCCTGCTGGCGATTGCGGTTGTTATTCCTTATCACAATTTGATCCAGATGAAAAAGGAGATTATGCGAAACAAAATGTAAAAAAGTTCTTAACAAAGATAGCTGAACATGTTTACGATACTGTAAAAAATAAAGTAGATATAAAATCTTTTACTAATGGTGTTGCTTCTACAGGAACTACAAATGTTTCAGTTGTACAAGATAAAACCAATTATAAATGGGTTGTTCCTACTAAGGATAATTTGGAATTGCTACTTGAAACATATACAAATGGTAGAGAACTTAATATAAAAAGTAATTCCGATAAAATAGGTACAGTTTTATTTGAAAAGTCTTTTGAAAGGACTATGGAATTTGAAGGTGAGTATATATATGATCCTTTAGATCCAGCATATGAAAGAAATTATGGTTTAACTTTTAAATTTGATTCTGAAATATTGGAAAAGTATAATATAAAAAATATTAAAAGTATAACTAAAAGTATTGCTAAACTTATATATAAAGAAAAGTATTGGGATAATTTTTATTTTGGTGATTTAATAGATCAAGATACTGCTGATTTGTTATTCGATACTGTTGTTTGTTGTGGTATTGAATATGGTGAGAAAATAATTAAAAAAACTATAAAAGAAAATTATGGTGTTTCTGCTCCAAGTGAAACTACAACATGGAAACAATATATAGAGATTATAAAATATGTTGGTGGTCCAAAGTTTATTGGGGAGATACTTGAGAATAGAGTTATATATCATAAATCTTTTATAGCTTCAAAACCCCAAGCTGTTAGATATTTTGATAGCTGGATTGAAAGGTGTGATAGTTATAGAATAGAAATTACAAATGATAGTGAAGAAGGAAGTTCATCTTCTAAGTATTTTGAAAATGTTTTTAATGCTATTGATGAATGGTTGAAAAACGGTAAAGCTGAAAGTACAGAAATATATAATGGGGTATATTTGGTGTACAACAATTCCAATATGGTTTTATCGTATATTCCTCCTACTCCAAGAGTGATCCCAAATTTTGTAGGTATTAAAGAATGGGGTAAAATATGTCAAATGAGAATAGATGCTAAAAATGATTGGTCAGTAGATATAGAATCCTTTCAATCGGCACAATGGAATATAGTTTCAGAATGTTTAGAAAAGGCTTTTAATACCAATATAGTTACACCGCTTCCATCATCTGGTAGTTCAAGTTATGGGATGTTCTCTGGTAATATTTCATCTTTCCTAGTTTGGTCAGTCTAAATATTCTTAATGTCTACATTACTATCTACATTTAAGCCTTCTAATATAGTTTTGAAAATCAATGAAATTCAGATACCGATGAATAATATACAGGCATTGGTGGTTCGTGAATGGATTTTTGATGTATTTCCTAGAATGGAATTGATGTTTAGTGATGTGTTTAATTTGATTGAAATACGTCCTATAAAAAGATTTGATAAAGTTTCTTTAACTATGTCTTATGATAATATTTCTAAGGCAAATGTTAAACTTGATTTTGTAGTAACTACTGTAGACTTTGAAAGTATGTCTGCTGGTATTCCTGTAAAAATAGTTCAAGTTAATGCCATATCTTGTCCAAAAGAAGCATTGATAGATTTTAGAACAGCTTCATATTCTAAAATTATTTCTACTGAAGTTCTTTCAAGTGTTTATTCTAGGAATAATTTTAAACTTAATAAATTTATTGAAAAGACCAATGATAATATGACTTGGTTGCAATGTTCACAGAATGATTTAAACTTTATTAAACATGTGTGTGATAGGGCTTATATTTCTGATGATGACCTTTTATATACCTATGTAGATAGAAAAGGCTTGGCTAATTATATATCCGTAAAGAACAGCACTTCAACTAACAAGACTATAAAGTTTGAACATACAAATGTTCCTATGCCATTTAATGACCAGACAAGTATAAATTATTTTGGTAATTATAAACTGAGGGATTATTCTGGATATGTTTCTTCTGATCCTGATAATTATGATAGTATAGTTTCTTACGATGAAAATGGTGAAGTTACACAAGATAATTTTTATGAAAATTCTTCTTCTATGAATTTTCTAATTAATAATCCTTTTGTGTCTAGAAACAATACGAACTTTGTGAATAATGAATTTGTTCCTAGGGGTTATGATAATACATATCAAAATTATCAAGTAAATTTATCTAGGAAAGCATATCTGGAAAAGTTGTTTTTTTCCACTATGTTAACTTTTTCTACTGTTCCTAATTATGATGTGGAACTTGGTGATGTTTGTGAAATTAATATACCTGTAGCAAAAGCAAAAGCTGGTCAAATGTCTACAAACTATTCTGGTAAATATTTTCTTGGTGGTATGATTCATCAATTGGTTGGAACAAATACTTATCAAACACAATACGCACTTTTTAGAAATTGTAAACAATGATATATGACTATAATATTTTATTCGATGGTGTAGAATATTTTGTTTATGCTGACAAATATCCAGATATTAATTCATCTTTTGATTGGGAAAATTCTTCAAAAGAAATTTATGAAGATGTTGTTTTATCTGTAGGTCCATCTGGAAAACTTGTGGATATAGACGAAGAACGAAATAATAATAACTATATAATCAATAAATCTACGGTCGCAAAAAAGAAAGAATATACAAACATAGAAGAAAAAGAATACGATGCTTCCAGTATAAAAGTTGATGAATATGGAAATTATATAAGTTACGATGAATGGTTATTTGATGATTTGGATTTTTCTTTTGGTGGTGGGACTACTTACTTTTCTCCGCTATCTCAAAATGTCAATGATACTTTAGATGAATATGTGAAACTTATAGAAGACTCTAAAACCTTTCCCGTAAATTCATTGTTAAATAATAGCAATGTTTTTCCTAATGTGAATATTAAAATGAATTTGAAAGTCAATAAACCAATAGTCAAATCCGATAATAGTGTTACAAGGAAGGAAGTTAAGGAAGGAACGGTTGTAAGAACTTCCAAGTAAATAATAACATGGTAATACAATATTCAGATTATATAGAAGAAAAGAAATATACCGATTTATCTTCTAAGAATGATGGAAGTTTAGAATGTTACAATGAAGATGCTATCAATGCTTCAATTTTGAACATTTTGCTAACTAATCCAGGAACTATACCATTTAATATTGGTTTTGGTGCGGGTTTGAATATTGGAATTTTTGAAAATGACTCTACATATATTTCCGAAGTCATTAGCAATGCACTTGATATAGTCGCTAAATATGAACAACGTATTACTATAAACAAAGCCTCTGTAGAAGTAACTGCATATTCTGATGGTTCTACTTTGGATTTGTATATACCGTATGTAATTAATTCTACTGGTCGTTCAGAGTATTTTTATAAAAGATTAGCTTTTTAAAAATTAATTAAAAGTTTTGTTTAAAAATTAAAAGACTTTAAAAAGTTTTGTTAAATGATTATGGCTACACTTGGAAGAATAACACATATAGGAGAAGAAGTCAAGATAAAGAAAAACTCTACTCTATATAACAAGATATTTGAGTATCTTGGTTTTGTTCCAACTTTTATTAATAGGGGTTTGTATAAAAATAATTATACAATAGAAAAAGATATACAAAACTCAAACAACTCAAAATACGTTTTTGAATACGATAATAGATTTTTTATAATACGATCTGGTGTAACAAATAAAAATGTTTCATGGGTTAGAAAAAAATCTACAGAAGAACTTGAACTGCCAATCGCTATATCATTCCTATTAAAAAATGAATCTGATATTTCGAATTATGTAGAAATTGCTGATAATTGTTCTGAAATAAATTCTATAGACAAATGGGAAGAAATTAAAAATAAATGGAAAGATGATTCTATAGAAAAATATATTAAAACTGTTTATAGTAATGTTAATTCTTTCAAGGAAACTTTTAAAGAATCTTTTAAAGAACTTGGAGAATACAAGATAGTTTATAATAATGTAAAATTAATTAAAAATAAAGATAATAAAGGTTCTAAGATAAGTACAGCCGATATATACCTTTACTCTGGTGAATCTCTGAATAAACTTATAGAAGAACTTGAAGGCGATTTTGAGATTAACAATGGTGTAGTTTGTTTGAAAACATGTAAGTTTATTCAAATATCTCTTAAAAAGAATTCTGATGCTGTTGTTGGTGCAATGGTAGGAAAAATGGAAGAACTTTCAAAGTTTAATAGAAGAAATTATTATGAAAATCTTTTTAAGGAAAACAAAGATAAAGTAAAAGAATTTAATAATCAATTAGAAAACTTGAAAGACAAATTTGAATGTGTTGGTTGTGTAGAATCTTTGAACTGTGGTGAAGGTTTTACTTTTGAAAGAATGACAATATCCAATTGCATGACCTTGGCAATGTTGAATAATTTTTACAAAAACCAATTGATAGATAGTTTTAATAATTATAACTTTGGGAAATGTTTAGAAACGTTGGTAGAGATTTGGGCATATACGGTTTTTGGTAGCACTAAATTTCCTATGTATAAACTATTCGGAGATATAAATTCTACTTATTATGGAACTTTTGAAAATTATAAAAATAAACTTAAAGAATATTTCAAAGAATCAAAAGAACCTTTTTTTATATTAAGTTCTAAAAAATCTCAAAATGGTTATTATATAATTGAATTATATATAACAAGATATATAATAAATGGTAAAAACTATTATATAAGAACTAGAACATGCCCAAAGAATTCAGATAGTTATGTTTCTAGTTTTGTTATGAATGGCGATAAACTTACAAATACAAAAACATTAGATGAATTGAGGAAAATATGAAGAAACTTGTATTGATTTCAGGAAAAATGAGGAGTGGAAAGAATGCCTTCGCTGATATGGTAAATGAAATTATAAAGGACCGATATAATGTAGTTTTTGATTTGTTTGCAAGTGATTTGAAGGATGGTGTATGGGAAGATTTTTATGCTCTTCATACTTTCATTTATCAACAATATTGGAAACTACCAAAGGAACTTAGAGATCAATTTTCTTGGATGAATGTTAAGAAAGATGATTTTTATGAAAACAAATCTGCATATGGTAGGCTGTTGCTTCAGATATACGGTACAGAAATTTTTAGAAACCGTGTAGATGATAACTGGTGGGTTAAACAAGTATTTGATAGGTGGTGTGAATATGTTTCTAATAAAGAAATAACGAACGGTGCATACATTGTTACTGATGTTAGATTCCCAAATGAAATTAATTATTTTTCTGATTTGATGTGTCCTTTGGTTACAGTGCGTGTAAATAGAACTGATAAGAAAAATGTAGTTAATTCTGAACATTTTTCTGAAGTTGCTTTGGATGAATATAATAAATTTGATTATATGATTGATAATTATGGAACTTTGGAAGATTTGAAAAAGAAAGCTGAAGAATTTTGTGAGAAGGTTTTTGGGTAATTAATTATGCCATTTTACGAATTTAAATGTACAAATTGTGAAAAGAACAATGAAGAACTTATGTCATTGACTGAATATAGTTCTCGGTGCAAGAATGAAATTTTGGATAATAAATGTTCTTGTGGTGGTGATATGAAAAGAGTTTTCAATTCTTTTAATTTGGGACCAGATATATACAAGAATGATCCCACATCAAATGGTTACTGGAAGAAAGGTAAGTCTACTACTGAAATAGCTGGTATATTATCAGATGACAACAAATCACCATATTGATAATTACATTGACAATCTCCATTATGTACTTTATGATGGCGATTGTTTAATTTGTAAGTTTTGTGCATATTTCTGTAAAAAAATATTTCAAAATACTTGTTTTATTTCTTTTGAACATTTTTACAATCATTGGTATATGTTTCCAAATGTTGTTAAAAAAATAGATAGAAATAGAATAAATATTTTCTTTTATCATAACAAGGAATGGAAATATGACAAAGGTGTTATAGAATATATTTGTCAGTGTAATAATATGCCTTTTGAAATATTTTATAAATTATTTCAGTTGGCTTCAATGTTAAGAAAAAAATGCAACTCGTGTAAATTAAGCAAGTGAGACAAAATGACTACAATTTCAATTTTACTTTTAATCGCTACAATTTTTATATTTCTTAGTTTTGTGATTCTTGTTCTTATCAATAGAAATGTTGTAATTTTTAAAGAAGTTTATAAAGAAGTTTTTAAAACTAATTTAAAAGTTATTCATACCGATATCGATAATGTTCATACAATACTAGATGAAATATATTGTGCGAAAGGTAAACCACGACAAAATGTGACAACTTCTAATAATAAATTTAACGATGAACTTAGAAAAAAATACGAACAAATTAAAAAGTGAGGTATGACTATGGAAGAAATTCAATTTTTGAAGAAGACTATACAAGAACGAATAGATGAACTTCCCGAACTAGAAAAGGAAGCCAAGGATCAGAAGAAAGATGGTATTGGTAGGAAGTCAGTTGTGGAATATTATCGGGGACAGGCAGATATATATAATTATGTTTTGCAATTGATTGATATTATAGTTCACGATTTCCCAAGCAAGTAAAAATTGTAAATACCTCCATGCTAAATGCTTGGAGGTTTTTTTAATGAATATAGAAAAGTTGAGGAAGTTTATATTTGAAACTCCTCTTGCATATGATGATGAAACGGATAGTCTAATTGGGACTTATGATGAAGAGTCTCAAACCTATTGGGGTAAACTTCCTCCAACTAAAGCAAGTGTCAAACAGATAGAAGAGTTTGTTAGACAAGGTATTGAAGATGGAGTTTTCAAAGACAAATATCTTGGTGCTGGTGCTTCTAGAATAGTTGAAGCTAATGATGGAAAAACGGTTTTCAAATGGAATTATGATACTTCTAAGTTCGGGAACCAGACCAAATATGAAGTAGAAACTTATAATAAATTTAAAAATAAATTTGGTGATATTATACCAAAAATTTATAAGTATGGTAATCATTGGGAAGTAGTTGAAAAAGCTGAACCTTTTGATGATGAAAAATTTAATAAACTTACAAAGATGAATAGAATTGTTAAAGGTAAACCAGAATATGTTTGGTTGTCTTTTGTAGGTATGATGAAAGATATTAATGAAACTCTTGGGTATGATGCTGTAAAAAAACTTAATAGCTACAGTTATGCGAATGCTCAGAATTATTTGAAGATAGAAGCAGATCCAGCAATATACGAAGAATATAAACCTTGGATGCATGTACTACTTCAAAATCCTAATATATATAAGATTTGTTGTTTTCTAATAGAGTCTGGTGTAGGCTTTAGTGATATGCATATTGGAAATTTAATGTTTATCGGTGGCAAAATGGTTGTTTCTGATTATGGCGTGACTGATCAAAATGCTAACGTAAGGGTATAAAAATGATTAATAAAAATCTTGAAAGTTTTATATATGAAACTCCTTTGATGTACGATGAACCAACTGAAAAGAAACGGGGTAAATTGGATATCGGGACTTGGACAAAATGGGGAGAGGTTCCACCTAAAGATATTCCTTTGGATAAACTTAAACGGTGGGTAGAAACTAGAGTTAAACATGGAATTATAAAGAGAGTTAGTCCAGATAAACTTTCTCCTGGTAAAGGTATTTCTAGAATAGTTTTTACAAATGATAAAAATACAGTTTTTAAGTGGAACTATGATGTGACTTCAGCAACTAAAAACCAAACAGAACGGGAGAATGAATTGTATAACAAGTGGAAAGATACTTATGCAATATATCTTCCAACTATGTATATGAATGGAACACATTGGTCTATTCAAGAACGTGCCAAGGTATTAGATAACCCAGAACTTGTTAAACAATTTCTCCCAAAGAAAACTAAAAAGCCTTTTAATTATCAAGAATTTTACGAGAAGTATAAATGGTTCAATATTCATCTAGTACAAAAACAGATAATAGACCTTAATGAATATTATAAATGTAAAACTTATAGAGAATGTGAAGATTATATCAATAGTAAAATATCTACAAGTCTTCAAGGATTCTATGATGAATTTATACATGCTTTCTTACATGATAAGCGAATAAAAGAAATAGAGTTGTTTGCTAATGATGTCGGTTTGATATGGGATCTCAAACTTGCAAATCTTGGATTGATTGGAAATCGTGTGGTGGTAATTGATTATGGCGCAACGAAAGAAACTGGAACTTGAGAAGTTTATATTTGAAACTCCTATTACCTATGATATGGAGACTGATGAATTAGAAGGAACAATTGAACCCACTACAAAGACCAAGTGGGCTGTTCCTCCTGATCCAAATATAAACGTACAAGAACTTAGAAAGTGGGTTAGACAGAAAGTTAATGAAAAAGTGTTTTCTAAACTTCTTGGGAATGGTGCTACTAGAATAGCTTTGAATAATGATAATAAGACAGTGTTCAAATTTAATTTCGTTACATCTCTTGCTGTTGGAAATCAGATATTGGAAGAAGTTAAAATATATAACAAGTTTAAAAAGAGATTTTCAAATATACTTCCAAAGTTTTATAGGTTTGGAACTAATTGGATAGTGCAAGAAAAGTCTGAATCTTTTAATAATCAAAAGTTTTCTGAAATGATTGATTTAAGTGGTTTGGAAAATATATCTACGAATGCTAGTAATTTTGTAACCATATTCTTTAAGAATATTGATTATATACTTTTGAATTTGGATATTAATTATATTGAAAGACTTAGAAAGTTAACATTTGAAGAAGCTAAAAAGACTATTGAAAATGATGGTTTGATTAAGTATTTCAAATCTTACAAACCCTGGGCTCATTATTTTTTACAGAATGAAACTTTGATGGAAATTATAAGGTTCTGTAAATATTCTGGAACTATTCTAGAAGACATGAAATCTGAAAATCTTGGTTTTATAGGAAACCGTTTAGTTATCATCGATTTTGGAATGATTGAAAAATAAACGAGGAAAATATGGCTGGTGTTGGTGTACAGGATTTAATTAAAGGCTCTAAGAAGGATATTGAACAAGTTAGGGAAGAAAGCGTGGAAAAGGTTGAATTTGAAAAGCCTTCGGGTGGTATTTGGATTCCTATTCCACATGAAGTTCTACCGTCTAGTGGTGTTGGATATGAAGGTCAATTGGAAGGTAGACCGTTGAATTCTACAGAAATTAAGGCTCTTTCCACAATGAATCAAAAGAATGGTGAAGCACTTGTAGATGCTACTTTGAAAGTGGCTATTCGTGGCGTTCCTTATGAGTCTTTGAAGATTGGTGATAAGATGTTTCTTCTAATGTGGCTCCGGCAAAATACTTATAAGAGAACTGGTTATACTATGACTTATGAGTGTCCTGATTGTGAAGCAAAGTTTCAAAACTCTTTCAATGTTGACGATTTGGAAATCACTCAGTTGGAAGATTATAGCGAAGAAAAGTTTCATGTGGAGATTGGTGGAAAAGATTTTAAAATCAAACAGAGAATTATTGGTGATGAAATTATTGTAAAAGAATTTCTAAAGAAGAATGCTAATTCTCCTATCAATTGGGATGTAGATATGTTGGAGACAGCAAGTTCTATAGAAAGCATTGATGGGAACTTTGTTTCGTTGCTTGCAAAATACCGTATTATAACTGATGAAGACAAGTTTACCCCCGATGATTTTAATGACCTTCTAGCGACTATAAATTCTGTACAAATAGGTGTTAAGCCAATCATTGAAGTTACTTGTGTGAAGTGTGGGGGCAAGGGTCAGTCCTTGATTCCTTTTCGACCCGACTTCTTTCTTCCCGCCCGTAAGTCTTAATGAAATCTTGAAACGTGAATTTGATCTGGCGTATTATGGAAAAATACCACCAGACAACAATCGTTCCTGGGTAGAAATTGAGATGTTGTACGATATGCTTGTAGATGTAAAAAATAAAGAAGAAGAAGAGCGCAAGAAAATGACCAAAAGCTAAATTAAATACCTCTAAGTTATCTTGGAGGTTTTTTTATGATTGTTAGCCGAAAGATGGTAAATACTCTTTCTATAGATGGTGGTGGAATGCTTGGAATCGGTGTTGCTTTGTATTGTATGAAATATGAGCAAATTACTGGTAAAAAGTTTTCTACTAACTTTGCTGCTTTTGCTGGAACTTCTACTGGTGCATTGATAGCTTCTTTGTTTGCTGAAGGATATTCCGCTGAAGAAGTTTATGAAATGTATGAAAAGAATTTGAAAGGTATTTTTAAGAAAAGATATTTTTTTAATCCTGTTGCTTGTCCAACTTATGATAATACTCTTTTGAAAGAACTTTTGCAAGATAAGTTGAAAGGGAATATGTCTGATTTTAAAGTACCTATCTTTATACCAGCAACATCTTCAATGGGTTCTGTCAAAGAAAAAATCTTTGATAGGGGAGACAAAGAATTTCCAAAATGGAAAGCTGTATTAGCATCTACATCAGCTCCAACGTATTTTTATCCAGTAGATCAAAGATGGATGGATGGTGGGATATTTGCTAACAACCCTGCTGATTGTCTTGAAGCTGGACTTTGTGGAACCGAGCTTGAAGGTAAGTTTAGGGTTTTATCTTTTGCAACTGGTGGTGAAATGATTGATAAAGTCCTTAAACCTTCTATGGGTGTACTAGATTGGGCGAAGTATATTATGAGTGGGTGGATAACGGGTGCTGGTGAATCTAGCTCGTATAGATGTTATAACCATATAGGTCTAGAAAACTTTGAAAGAATTTTCCCTGATTATGGAGAAAATATTCAAATGGATGACTTGAAGAAACTTGATTTTGTTGAAGATGTATGGACAAAAACTTTTAATAAAACTTTTCAACAAACTAAAGATTTTCTTGGTGGAACTTATGAACCCGAAAATTCGTCTTACTTAAAGTGGAAAAATAACTAAAGACCAATACAAAGAAATTTACAAAAACGGGTTGATTTAATTCAATCTGTTTTTATTTTTGTGAAAACTATAAAAAGTATACTATGCTTAGTATTTTCAACATGTTTAATTGTACCTTTTTCTATAAGAAAAAAAACCACAAAGTAAATATTTTCATTCAAGCAAGGAAAAGTTAATGGAAAACAAAGAAGTATTTTTCAAGAATGTGTTTTATGATCGTGAAAGGAATAAGGTATATGTTCATGAAGTTGTTAATGGTGAAACTGTAAAATTTGTAGAAGATTATGTAAGGACTATATATGTTCCTGATGTGAATGGTTGTAGGAAGGATATATTTGGAAATCGTTTTAAGCCGATGGATGTTACCTATGACCAATTGAAAAATCTTAGAAATGTTTTTAAGAATAAGTTGTGTGAATCTGATATAGCAGAAGATGTTCAATATATTTGTAAGAGATATTATCCTCAAGGTGAAATGAAACCCGATTTTACTTCTTTCAATATTTGTACATGTGATATTGAAATTGAGACTGGATCTTCGGGATTTTCAGATAAACATAAAATTAAAGTAAAGAAACTATTAAATGAATTTGAAGAATATTTGGGAGATTTCCAAAAGTCTAACAAAGTAGAAGATTATAAAGTTTTTGATGAAAGAAAGAATAAATGGGTAAATTTTAAGGATAGTTGTTATTATGCTGTTTCTGAATTTCCAAAACCAGAAGAAGCAAAATATCCAATTAATCTTATTTCTTGTTTGAGTTCTAAAACTGGTATTGTAACGACTTTTGGAAATAGACCTTATAATGGTAATAATAAATCTATTGACTATCGTTATCATAAAGATGAAGTAGAACTTTTAACAGAGTTTATAAAATATTTTAGAAAGAATAAATTTGATATTCTTACAGGTTGGAATGTAAAGAACTTTGATATTCAATACATAATCAATCGTTGTATTGCGCTTGGTGTAAAGTATGAAAAATTGAGTCCTTATAATATTGTCAATTCTAGACTTGGTAAGGTAATTCAAGGAAGACAAAATTATTATGTAACTATTGCTGGTATAACTGTTCTTGACTATCTTGAATTGTATGATAACTTCACTTTTGAAACTCTTGAAAGCTATACATTGAACTTTGTGGGAATGTATGTAGTTAAGGAAGGTAAGCTAGATCTAGATGGACAGGTTAATAATGAATGGGCTACTAATTGGGATAATTTTGTAGACTATAATATTCAAGACGTACTGTTGGTTGACAAAATAGACAAGAAGGTTAAGTTCATTAATTTGTCTATTCTAATGGCGCATGAAAGTCTTATTCCATTTGAACGTGTATTGTCTTCTGTAGCTGTTATTGAAGGTCTTATTAAGCGCGATAATGAAGAACATAATGCAGTAATGCCAGACCGTAAGACTGTCAGTGTGGACAAATGGAAGCAATATAAGTTATTCAATAGTGGAAAAGGTCGTCCAAATGGTATAGAAAATGATCCTGATAATGACCTAGACCCAGAAGAAATCATTGAAAATGGAGTCTTTAAGGACTTTTATATCAAGGGTGGACATGTAGAAGCATACCCTGGATGGTATAAGAATGTTATATCTTTTGATGTGACTTCAGAATATCCTCACATGATTATGGCTTATAATATTTCTCCTGAAACTAAGGTCTTTAATCCAACACAAGAAGAAATTGTTAAGTATAATCTTATTAAGTCTGCTCTTAATGGAATTTATTTTAAACCTGAAGAAGGTATTCTTCCAAGAATTACTAACAAGATATTTCATGGTAGAAAACACTTCAAGGAACTTAAAGAACAAGCTGATAAGGATGGAAACAAAGAACTTTCAGAGTTTTATGATTCTATGCAGCATATTCGTAAAATCCAGGTTAACTCTATCTATGGTGTAATGGGTTCTAAGTATTTCCATTTTTATGATGTTGACTGTGCTCGTGCAGTTACTCGTGGTGGAAGACAAATGATTAGATATCTTGCGAATGGTTTTGATAGTTATTTCAAAAACCATTTTCATCTAGAGTTTAATAAATTGTTCCCAGAACGCCAAATGAATGATTGTCCTCAACTACAAAATAAAGTAGTATGTCTTATTGATACTGATAGTGTTCTTTATAATTCTATTATTAAAACTTGTGTTGGTAGTTATAGGATAGATGCTCTTTGGAATATGTTTGAAGAAAGAGCTAAGAAGAAAAATAAAGATATTATTCAAAATGGTGTTGATAGTTATATAATTGATGTTGACAGTCTTTATCATAGACACAAATTTCAAGTTCATTGTTTGGATATGAAAAATGATACTATGGCTATTGGTAAAGTCAATTATATAAAGAAACATAAAGTTAAGAAAAACTTTTATAAAATATCTTTTAAGAAAGGTTTGTTTGGAAAGCAAAATTCTCTTAAACTATTTATTACCGAAGACCATAGTATTATAGTTAGAAGAGATTTTAAGATTTCTGTTAAGAAGCCAAGTGAAGTAATTTTTGGAGACGAGATACATTATAATGGTTCTTGGGGTACTTATGCAAAGGTAGAACCAGCAGGAGTACGAGAAGAATGGGTATATGATCTAGAAGTTGAAAACCACCATACTTTTGTTGCCAATGGTATAGTAGTTCATAATTCAAATTATCTTACTGTGGATGAAATATTTGAAAAGTATTTCCCAGATAAGACTTTTGAAGAATATGCTCTGGAAATAGAAAAGAGAATAATGGACCCGTTGATTGAAAGAATGCTTAATCACTATTGGAAAAAGCAGAATCTTCAAAACATTATACATTTTAAACGTGAAGGTATTATCTTGGATATGATAATACTCGCTAAAAAGAAATATATAAAAAGGATTATACAACAAGAGAAAAAAAGATATGACACTCCAAAAGTTAAATATACTGGGGTGGAAGTGGTTCGCAGTGACGTTCCTAGGTTCACTCGTGACGAACTTGATAGTTTCTACAATAATCTGTTCACGTTGAATAGAATGGACAAAAAAGAACTTAGAAATGGTTGTTTGGAAAAGATTTGGGAAACTAAGAACAAATTTAAGAACCTTCCAATTGAAAAGATTTCTTTTAACTCTTCTGTAAAGGAATATACTAAGTACGCTAGCCCAGTTGAAGAATATATAGAGAATGGTTTGTCTTATCCACCCCATTGCCCGATCCATACTAGAGCCAGTATAAACTACAATTACATCATCAAAAAGCTAAACTTACCTTACCAACCAGTCACAAATGGTTCCAAAGTCAAGTATGGTTATGTGGTTTCTAAGAACAAAAAACTTATAGATCAAGATGTAATAGCCTATATTGGTAAGTTTCCTGAAGAATTTAAAGAAATTTTTAAGGTAGATTGGAAAAAACAGTTTGAAAATTCCTATATTTCTCCTATCCAGAAAGTCTTTGATGTTCTGGACTTGGGTAACGCAAACGAAAACGAGAACACTAAAAAATTCTTTGAGGAATGATTATGGAAAATACACTTGTAAATTCGGTTGATAGAGAAACATGTGTGGAAACGGTTAAAAATAATATGTTTGATAAACATTATAGTTATGCTCCACAAGATAATATAACTTTATTTGAACTTGCACTTATCTTGCCTTTGTTTCAATCATCAAGTATATATTCTTTTAATGCTGGTGTTGAACAACTTCCTGAAACTGTTAAGAGACATTTCAAAAGGACTTGAATATGAACATGAAAAAGATCACTATCAAAACTGTAGAATTTGTTGAAAAGTATTTTGATAATATTTTGGAAACCAATAAGAAAGTTTTGGATGATCCTTCTATAATGTCTAGTATAACCTTTCAAAAAGAACTTATAATAGAAAACTCTGGAAAGTTCTTCGATGCGCAGATTATGGACGGACATTCAGCAAAGGTGATTTTTCATCTTTTTGAGAATGTCCATATAATGTTAATGATCCCTACTGATTGTATTGTAGAACTTTAGAATTTTTATGTAGATTTTCTTATAAAAATTTTGTAAATTATATAAAACAACTTAGAGGTTTATAATGAATGAAAAGATAAAGAGTTTGGATAGTTTCTTTGATAGAGATATTTGTGGTTCTATTGTTGAAAAGGATGAAGTATCTCGTTTGAAGAATATTGTAGGAAAGGTTCATATTGGGATGCTTTCAGCTTTCAAGACTACTGGTGAAAATGGATTTGCTGGTATTGATGAAGCTCGAAAGTGGTTTGGTTCTGGTGTATCTTTTCAAAATGATGATAAGTTTCTTCGTGATTATGTGTTGAATGAAGGTCAGCAATATAACAGGAAGCTAAACTTTTCTAGAAGCGAACTACTTGGAAATATGCTAAGATCTTGGAAGAAGGTATCTTTCAAGAGCATTACTGGTGGATATAAGGAAAAAGAGGGTGATGATGTAGAACAAGAAAGATCTTTTGTAGTTATTTCTAGACCCGATGTGGACTGGAATGAATTTAAGAACGTTATTATAGGTCTTGGTGTTCTTTTCGGTCAGCATAGTGTATTCCTGAAAGAAGCTGGAAAAGATTCTTCCCTGTACTTTACAAATTATTCTGAAGTTCTTTCTGAAAAGGGAACTGAAATAGATAATGGAAAGTATAAGTTCTTCGTGACCAATCCTTCTATAATTGGAACTAAATTCACGGGTGTTAATTTTAAAGATACTTTCAAAGCCATTGATAGTGCAATCAAGGACACTAAGTATGCATATTCTATATTTGACAAGTATGGAAAGCGTCTAGATATGCCTGATGCACATTCAAAGGTTGGCTCCAAGACTAAGGTATATACTGCTGATGTTGCGGAGGAATCCCATGACCAAAGATATTCTGTAAACCATTGGGTGATTTGTCTAGAAGAAGGTGAAAAGTTCGGTGGTCAAATAGAGCAATATTCTTATCAAAGTGCTAATAAGTTTATAGACTTTTCAAAACTTTGGTAATTGAATTCAAAATTTTTACAAAAACTGGTTGGAAATCTGACCAGTTTTTTTATATTTGAAACATGACTTTGAATCAGTTTAAAATGTGTTCTATAAAATTTTTTGAAGTGTATAAAGGAAAATACATTGGAGATGTATTTGGATGTGACGATAAAGGCCCTTTGATTGATAAATGTATAATGAAAACTAAATGTTATGGTTTTATACAACATGCAGAAAATACTTCAGATGAATGGATAATGTATTTTAATGGTCCAATTGGTTCGATTTGTATTAGAAAATGGATAATGGGTGGTGATATAAAAACTGTAGAAGAATTTTTTAAAATAACTAAAATTAAATTTAAAGATATAATTTAAAAGGAAACAATAATGACTTCTGAACAATTTAAAGAAAACACAAGTGGAAATAAGATTCAAATTCAGTGTCCGTATTTTATGAATAGTCAACTCATACAGAATGGACAACATCAAATGATATATGTATGTAGAGATCAAAATAAACCAATTGATCCTATAACATATTGTTGTGGTGAACTTTGTAGGTTTGTTAATTTGAATAAGCAAGAAGTTAAGAAAGAAGAAACTGTAGAAAAGGAAACTTGAATGAAAACGTGGATAACTGCAAATCTTAATTTTGGTTCTTCTGAATATTTCTCGGATGAATTTTCTTTCAGATATAAAAAGTATGATATTGATGAATTTATACTTTACAATATCAATAAGAATGTTTCTCCTGAAGATACTTTGATTGTAGTTGGGAATGTTCTTGGTTCTTCCTCTGCTTCCAATTATCTAGGTTCTATACTTTGTAAGAATCTGTTTTGTGTTCCTTCTAAAAAAGATATAGAACTACAACAATACATTTCACCATTCTTTGAGTTTATTGAAGGACCAGTTTTTACAGATAATTATATAATGTTATATTATGATTACAATGATTGCAAAGATTATACTTTGAAATATGGTTTGGGTGCATGTGGCTCACCTTTTTATGACTGGAAGATCAGAGATAACATTTTTAATGTTTCTGTAGACCTTTGGGATTTTTCACCTGTAGATATAGACATTTTAAACAAACGGAAATTTGTATGACTGAAATGGTTTACAAGTATTTTAAACAGGCTTTAAATTTCGTTGACCCAAAAAAGAAATATATTTTTACAGATGAAGATATTAAATTCTTTGTAAAAACCCTAACAAATAATATTAAAGAAGAACAGAAGAAACATATTAATAGTTTTATTGATATGTTTTCCAATGATAGAATTAAGTTTTCTTTTAAAAGTTTAACTAAAGGTAATAATTATGTAGATTTGCGATTCTATGTAAAATGTGATGTGTGTTTTGTTAATATTTTTCAAATTAAATGTCAAACATATTATGAATCACAACGGTTAGATATAGCTTTCAACAATAATACTAAGAAATTAATAGACAACACTTTCTATTTTGATGAAAGTGAATCAGAAAAAATATTTAAAATTATCGTCAAGTTCCTTTGTAAGGATATTGTATGACTCATAACCAAGCTGTATTATGCGTGGAAACTTTGAAAATATATTTTAAAGATGAAAAATTTGGAAATATATTTGACAAATGCCCCGGAAGCAATAAAATATTAAAAGTTAAAAATTTCAAATATGAAAAGTTTAATTATTATAAGAATGGTGTGTTTGATATAATTGGCGGTAGACATTGTGTTGTTGGTTATTTTAATGGTATATATATAGGTTTTTTTACAAATTTAAACGAAAATACGCACGATGTACGATTTGAAAAGATGAAAGATTTTTTCGTATATTTTAAAATTTCTTCAAATGATATTGTATGACTTTTAATGAATTTAAATTGATTTGTTGTGATTTTGTTTCTAAAAATGGAAATAAAACTTGTGGGGAGATTTGTAAAAATTTTACTAAATCTATAAAAAATAAAAAGTTATTTGAATGTGTTTTAAAATTTGAAAATTCTGGTTATAGTAGGTTTTATCTTCTTATAGATGAACATATTTTTTTGGTAAGAGATACCTATGGGTGGTATTATTGGCAACCGTTTGTAACTAACATAATTACCGATGTAGATCTTAATAATTTTATTTTAGTGGACATTGTATGACTTTTAATGAATTTAAATTGATTTGTATATGCTTTTGCAGGAAATATCAAGGAAAGACGTTTGGAGAAATTTTTGAAGATGTCGTTCCATCCTTAAAAAATGTTAAAATAACCCTTACAAATATTCATTATAGTATAACACTTTTTCGTATAGATGGACATACTATATTTGATCTCGTTGGTGGTAAAATACAATATATACAACATGTTAAAAATGATGATAAAATTACGGCTCGTTGGTCAAATGTTGATATGTCGTTATTTGATTTTGAAGATATAATATAATATAGTATAAAATTATACTTTAAAAATTAATGATAAATACCTTAAAACATAATTTTGGGGTATTCCTTGCCTAAGTTTGGAAAAGAAATGAGTTCATTTTGGGAGCAAACCGTAAGACCTAATTGGTTATTTCGAGTGGAATTTCCAGATGTTAATGGTCTAAGTAATTTAAATGACCATATGGTAGCTTCTGTTAAGTTACCTGTTATAAACACTACAGAAGAGAAGTACATAAAAAATTCAAAGTTATATCCTGAATTTTTTAATGTTTATGATTTTTCTGCTGGTATAACTTTTGAAATTACTTTTGTAGAAAATCTTAAAAGTCATGTTGAAAAAGCTAAATGGTCTTATTATAGAAGTTTGATAACCGCTACTGAAGAAGATAAAGGGGGAATTTTTTATGCTCCTCCTATTTCGGATGCAAGACATATTGATGGTGGTAAAGGTATAATAGTTGAACTTCTTGATTATGTTGGTGAACCTGATATAAGATTCATTTTTAAAAAGTGTACATTAGCTTCGGTCGATGGTATAAATCTTGGATATTCTGAAGGTGATAAAATTATGCCTTCTTTTACATTTAAAGCAAAACAAATTTCAACATATTTTAGAGATTAATTTTTATGGACAAGGAAAAAGAACTTACGAAAACATTTATAAATCTTGATGAAAAATTTGGATCAACTTTTGAATTGGAAGAAAAAAGTATTGTTCAAGTTGAAGAAGAAAAACCCAAGACGTTTGAAGTTAATAATCAAGCACCAGATGAACTTGAAGGTTCGAAGTATATTACCAGTGAACTTGAAATGACTATAGAAAGTATTTCAGATGTCATGGATAAACTTGGTGAAGATATTAAAATTGGTTCACCACCAAGAATGTTTGAAGTATATGCTAAATTGGCAGAAGCAAAGATTAAAGCGATAGATTCAATGACTAGCAAATCCAAAGCTAATCTGGATGCTAAAATCAAAAGCAAAAATAATCAAATCGTCACTAACAATAAAACTACAAATAATATTATGTTGAGTTCTAAAGATCTTTTAGGACTATTAGTAAAAGAAAATCCAAAAACCAACACTCTTGCGAAGATAGAAGATAATGAGTAATTTAAAAGAAAAATTGTTTTTGAAGTCTCCTTCGGAAATGACAAATGAATTAATCTTTTCCGAAGAAGATCATAGAAAGAAAAGATATTATTCTGCCAAGGTAGTTGATAATAAAGATCCTAATATTATGCTTCGAGTGAAAGTTCGGGTCTATGCTTTGATGGGGAACGAAATACCCGATGAAGATTTACCCTGGGCATCATATGAAGGAGGCTTTAATGGCAGCAATATAGGCTCTATTATCGTTCCTCCTGTGGGTTCAGTAGTAAGGGTGTATTTTGATAATGATGACATTTATACGCCTATATATACTGCTAAAGTGCCTATAAACAACATTCCTGAAGATATTAAGAATGACTATCCTAATAACATGGCATTCTTTGTTACAGATGAAGGTGATAGCTTTACATTAAACAGAACTACTGGTATTACAGCATTTACCCATCGTACTGGAACAAATTTTATAATTGATAAGGATGGAAATATAAACTTTAAAAGTGTTGCTGGTATAACATTTGAAGCTGAAAATGATATTAAAATAATTTCTAATACTGGAAATGTTAATATTCAAGCTGAAAGTGGTTATATCGATCTTGGTAACGGTGCGTCTATACCAATACCAAACCAACCATTATGTCTTGCCAATTCGGCTCCATTGGCTATATGTGGGCAAGCAGCAACTATGAAAGGTATCGCCAGGGTAAAAAAATAAAAGAACTTTTTAAAGTTCTTTTTTAATTATTTCAAATTTTACATTAGGTTCTTTCCAAATGTTATCAAAAGGTTTTGAACCGTGATACATATTCAAAGAATTGCTTTCCCATTTGTTTTTCAATAGACAGTTTTCAACTCTTCGGCTATCGTCATGTGGTATATGGTAAAGATTATTCGGATTAAGTTTTATATGAACACAACCAGATTCAACGAGTCTTTGATTTAGATCCATATCTTCATAACCCCAACCTATCATATTTGTATTGCAACCACCAACATTTGTATAATCATTTTTTCTAAAAATAGTTGTTCCAAAGCAAGAATTGTTTATAGAATTGAATGGTAGACAATATAATTTTTTTCCATTCAATTTATAAATCTCTTCAAAGAAACTTTCTAATATTTTTACATCTGAATCTATAGATAACACCCATTCGGTTTTACACAAAAAAACTTTTAAATTTCTTGCAAGAGAATGATCATAATATTTTTTATCATTTACTCTTGCAATAGTAATTCTGTTATCATAAATATTATTTTCTTCCAATGTTTCTATTACAGGTTTCTTAGAAGACCAATCAACTATTATAATTTCTTTTACAGGAATTTTTAACCATGATGGGATAGTTTGAATAAGCATATCGTTTCTATCCATACAAGAAGTACATATTGAGATTTTTGAGTATTCGTTATACAACATATTAAAATTTGTTAAATATTAAAGTATTTTTTGTGGGTGTTATGTGCAAGAGGTTTTGGGTTTTTTGAGTTCTGCTGTGGGTTCTTCTTTTCCGTTTATTGTAGTTATACTTCCATTGGCAATTGTAGTTGTTATGTATTCTTTAATCACTGGTAATACCGTTTCAATGACTATAGCCAATAAAAAGTTCTCTATTGGTGGTAGAACAGAAAAAGAAATTCGAGAACCTCGTCCAACTGTTAATAATGTTGAAGAAAACCATACAGAAAAAGAATTGCACATTGAGAAAACTAAAACTATTATTAAAGAATGTCAAGAGTATGTTTTTGATATAAGACAAAATATGCTTCTTCAACAGATGAACTTTTCTGAAGAAAAATTGGAAGAACTTAGAAGATTGATTTGTAAAACTTATTCTATAAAACTTGCGGAAGTCCTTGGATGTAGTATTATAAAAGCAAAGGAACATAAAGATTATAAACTTTATAGATTGATGATGTATCATATTCTAAGACAAGAAGTAAAAGAAAGAGTTGTTAAAAAAGCCTTGAAAGAAAATCATTTTCTAGAACTTTCTGATACTGAATTTAGACAATATAAAAATAGAAAGATGGATATTATTATAGATACTATCTCAGAAAAGATAGATACTCTGTATAATGATGATGCTCTTATCAATAGAGAAACTTTAGACAAACTAAATGAAAATATAAGACCTCAAACTGAACAGATTATATTATCTATCTTTGATCAAGCTAAACAGTTTTCAAAAGACAATAGAGAAAAGATTTCTGCTAGAATCCAAGAAACTGATAAACTTTTAGAAGAGATCTAACCACTAAAGCCCATAAGAACATTCAATTCATCTATCTTATCGTACTGTCTCTGTATCTTATGAATATATACAGACTTTTGAATGTTCGTTTTGAGGGTATAGAATATTTCAGAAGAGTAATCGAGTATTATTCTTCTTTTTTCATCTAGTTCATTAAACCAGTATAGTTGAGCAGTATCACCCATACAAACGGGATCAAAGTTAGTTTCAAAATATACGTTGGTTCCACTTGCAGTCTGAAAATAGAAAGTTTGTGCGTTTGGATCGTCTAAGGGTATAGGAAACTCTGCAAACCACTCTAAACCACCACTAACAGTCATATTGTTAAGGGTAGTCATTATATCTTCGGAAGGGAAATCCAACAAATTCATAAGTACCTCAAAAATATTTAGAAAAACCCTTGACAACCACATTTTGTATATCTAGCTTTGAATCATGGTTAGGAAACATAATTATAACACCTTTAAATTGTTTTGCTACTTTATGAACCAAAAATATAAAGGTGAAAGAATTTGTTCGGTGCTTGAGAATTCATCTAAACAGGCAAAATTTGGGACTAATAGTATATGTACAAAATCACATTTTTTAATAAGCGATGTTATAGTTTTTTGGTTTACTGATGGTGATATATACTACCAACAGTATGATAAGCCATATTCAAGAGTTTACATAGACATTGAAAAGTTTATAGAAGATATAGTATAAAAATCAAATAAGGAAAATAAAAAATGAGTATAGAAAAGTTTGCAGAAAATTTTAATGAACTAGCAAAGGAGTTTTCTAATGATCCTTCTTTGGTTTTTGAAAAGGTGAAGGTTGGGAAAGACACTAAGTTTAGGGTTTGTTATGTATCTTCGGAAGTACCTTGTAGGATGTTTTTGTGTTTGAAGTACACCAACAAATATTCTTCTAAAGATTTTGTAAGAGAAGTTATAAACAATTTTAAGAATAAGAATGAAGCACTTATACTTATTTCTAGGTATATTATAGAAGCTGAAATGTTGGATAAGACTATTCGTTATACTTTGACAGAACGTAGGCCAACATTTAGAGGTGATGTTCTTATATATAGTAAGACAAATAAGAATGAAACCAGTTTTTTGCATATAAAGAACTACTTGAATGTTACTGTGAGGGATATATAATGAATGAATTGAATTCTAATAACATTCTGCTGTTTGAACTTCCAAATCATAAAATAATTTTTATATATAACTGTAATCGTCATATAACAAGCCGAATCAATACGATTAGAGTGAATGGGGAAAATATTATTAAATTGTCTTCAAATACTTGTATTGTTTCCGAAGAACCTATACAATCTATTGAAAAAGTTGATTCTAAGAAAGAATTTGATGGTTATAAGTATGATGGTGTGATGTACTCTAAGGTAGAAATGGAAGAGTATGTTAATAGTTTGGTTATGAGTTTTGACGATGGTGTTCCTATATGTAATTCCCAGGAAAATTATATAAAGTATCGTAATATAATTCAAAACCGAGAAAGTGTATATAAAGATTATGATGTTTATACTGAAGTTTCATTTGTAATTAAAACTTTGCCAATTAATGATGTAGAATTTTGTGAACCTTGTTATTATACAAATTTTGATAAGTATGATTTGTATAACTTTAATCCACACAATTTCGCTATATATAAGGCTACAGAAATTGGAAAGAAGTATGGATATGAACCTGGAAATGACAACGATAAAAACAAAGAAAATAAATGGTTGATGAGTTCTAGTGGATGGAAGTATTTTAAAATTGGTGATAAATATGTTGACCTGGAACGATTTATAAGTAATCAAACTTTTCAAGGTGATCTAGAAACCATCAATAAGAAAAAAGAATTTATTGAAGAACGTTTGGAAACAGAGTTTAAGAAACAGTATCTTTTGAAAATTGAATTGGATAAGAAGACTGTATCTTATGCAAATGTTATATATACTGTAGACGACTGTTTAAACAAATTGAAAAGGGTTAAAAGTTCTTCAAATAGATCTGCTGACACTATTAATGATTGTATAAAGATGCTAACTAAACTTAATGAACAACTTTTGAAATGTGGTTCTGCCGTATGATTAATGAAGATATTAAGTCGGAATATGAGTTGTTTTACGATGAAGGTTATTATGGTTTTTGGTGTGTAAGAAATATAAATGATAAAAGATTTGACTCTCCAATGTCTTTCCATTTCTCTAAAAAGGAAGATGCTGAAACATTTAAAAACTTAATACAAATAGCTTTTTAATTAGAGGTATATATGGGCGTAGATGATGAAATAGAAGAAACAGAAAACAAACTGCATGATCTAAAACTACAGAAGTGCCTTAACTATGAACATGAAAAACTACAAAGGACTAAAACGTATGAAGAATATATAGAGAAGTATATTAATAATTATTTTGATGAAGAATTTACAAAAACTATAAAGATAATCGCTTCATCTTTTATATTTTTCAATGAGTTGGTTACTATTGAAGACTATTTGTTTCAGTGTAACCATTTCAACTTGAATGACAAACAACGAGAATTGCTAAAAGAAATTATAATAGCAGTTGACCTAGAACACCCATCTCTAATCAAATGAGGAAATATGTATAACAACAATTCGTATAACAACCGATACACCCCTCGTACTGCACCTGTTAAGTCTTGTATGGACTGCACTAAAAGGCTTTCCACCAACCGAGATGAACAGTTTAATTGCTCTATTTGTATAAAGGATTTCAATAGACCTTTCTTTAAGAAGGATTAACATGTACATATATGAAGATTTGAGAAAGTCTGGCTTCACAAAGGTCAAACTTTCTCACAATGAATATAAAAAATATATTAACAATTATCAAAAACCTCTTTTGAGGTTTTTTTGTAATTATTATGTGTTTTTTAGTGAAGATAGATTGAAAACTGAAGTTCTTCCAAATCTCTTTAACAAAATTTTGACAAGTTTGTTGTTTCCGTTTTTTGGACTATATTATGGATTCAATTCTAAAAGTTTTGATGAAATAGTTGTAGATACTTGGAAAGCTCGATCAAGAGGCCATTTCACCACACATTCAGCATTTAGAAATGAAAAGACTAAAGATGTGTTTTCTTTCCTAGAAACTAAAAAACCTTTAAAGGATTAATATGAATGATATCAAAAATCCGTTGTCAGTACCTTTTGAAGAATGGTTAACAAACTGGACTAAAAAAGAGATTGAAGAATATAAAGAAAGTTTTGAAGGATATTTGGAATGTCCTTCGTGTAAAGGTGAAGGGAAGATTACTTTCTACCACTATTATGTGAAGAACAAAAAGGACACTACGGATAATTATATTGTAGAATGTAAAACTTTGTGGTGGAACTGGTGATTTGCTTCCAGAAGAAGTTAGTGATGAACAAC